CTAAAGGTTCAGGTTGTTTTGGTGGTGGTTTTAGAATTTGATCTATAGTTTTTGTTCCAAGTGCTTCGTAAACACGTCTATACGCTTCATGTAAGTTGTGCATCTGTGGATTTGACTGTGCAATTTGCAATTGTGCCTGTGCTAACGTCACTCTTTGTGACATAGACATAATATTTGGGTCTGCAACAGGTAAAATATCTACTCTGTTATCAAAATCTGCCTGTTTTATCTGTCTTGGGCCACCGTAAACATCATAAGGATACTCTGGTGGTAAATATTCACCACAAATTCTTGCTAAAATTTTAAATTCTAGTCTCATTGCGTAGTAACAACGTTTGTGAACACCACTCATTACACGTGATCCTCTTTCCATCAGCGCCATTGTAGTTCCAACGGCTCTGTTTTGAGCATCGTTACCAATATTTGAATCTGTTATTGCTGCAAATTTTTGTCCTGCTTGTACCACAAAGCCCATTAAGTTGTATAAAGTAGGTGATGGCTCTGTAAAGGGTAAGTTAAAAAACTGATCTCTTATATTTCCGCCAGGCGCATCTACATCTCTAAACTCTCCCGGTTGAATTGGCTGATCATCATCTCTAACTCTAATACCTCTAGACTTAAATCCTGCTGGTAGATTTTTTAAAGTACCTGCATCAATCAATTGTCTTAATGATTGAGTTGCAGCTTGCGATAAACCACCGATCATGTGCGTTAAACCAAAACCATAGAAACCTAATCCTGGTAAAAATTTGTAATGTACAAAGTATTCAGTTCTTGCGTAACTCATATCACCTGGTTTGTAGTTTCTATAAATAGATAAAATCTCTCCACTACCTTCATCAATAGTTACAATGTATGGAATTTTTATTTTTTTAGCTTTGTCATCAAAATCCTCGTAGTCATCTAAATTTAAATCTACGTGCATTTCAAGAATTGTATTTAAATAGTCTGAACCAGTACCTTTTACACCTTCTAGTTCATTTAATTTTTTCTGTACTGAATCTGGTTCTGAACTACTATCAATTAATTCTATATCTCTGTAAAAACCTGCAGCCATTTTCTTTGTGACATCATTCTGTGTCATCTTAATTACATGAGTTATTCTCTCACAATCTTTTAAATCAGATGCATAGTATGGAACCACTAAATCTTCTGCAGGAATAAATTTAGATACAGGTCTATCTAACATTGCATCGTAGTAAATTTTCTTAAATGTAGATCCAGATAGCGGTAGGTAAAATAACATCTGATCCATGTCAGTTGTATAATCTTCCATCTCCTCCATCAGCAGGTAGTTCATGTAATCTTTAACTCTATCCGCTTGTTGTTCGGTAGCCGGTGTTTGTAAACCTATGACCTGTGTTCTAACTGGCCCATCCGATGGTACAAGTTCTTTGTATGCTTGTGCTTGGAATTGTGTAACAGACTCAGCTAACAATGGATGCGTGACACCGGAAGCTCCTTTAAATGGTTTTGTCACTTCTTGGTACTTAGTTCCTAATAAATCTAAACCTTTGATGTAAGCATCTTCCCATTCTTTTCGGGATGTCTTATCTTTTTTGTATTCTTCAATAAGCTCCATGGCCATGTCCTTAAGCTCTCGCTCGTCCATGCTTTCTGCTAAGTTTGCATTAAAATCGTCTTGAGGTTTTTCTTCGATTACCTCTTCTTCACCCTCAACTTCTACCTCTACAGGAAGACCTTCTGGTTGCTCAACTACTTCTTCTGCTAATTCCTCTGTTACTTTTTCTACTGCCATGATTAATTGTACCTTATTGGTTTAAACATATCCACTACAAGTCCACCTTTGGACTTGTAAGTTTTTTGTGTATTTCTCATTAGTGGAACCACTTTAATAGCATATGCATCAAAATACAAGCGTGGATCTCCTTCTGGAATATTCTTAGTTCCCTTTTCAGGATTCATACCAGAACTACTGTGGTATGTGCTTTTAATTTCTTTTCCTTTTAATGGATGATCTTTTGGATATTTAAAAGTATCGCTACTTACAGACTTATATGGTTTTGTTGGATCGGATAAAGATATTTTTGTAGGTCCTGCTTTTGATCCATAGAACCTTGCATTCTTAGACATTACATCTGGAATAACTGCTTTACCTTTTTTACCAATACCTTTACCGTTTGCGTAACCATAAAATCTTTCATTACCCGCTTTATAACCTTGTCTGAAACTTACTTTGTCAAACGGGGCAACGGCTACGTAATCAACATTCTCACGTGCTGCTTTCTGCATCAAATATTTAATTGCATGATCTCCGTAAGAATCTGATTCAACCATTGGGAAGTAATCTTTTTTGTCATCACTGTAAGTATTTCGTCTAGTAGTTAATCTTTTTAATTTTGTATTTATATCTTTCATAGATGAACTAATTGCATTCACTCTACCAAACTCGTTGTTAGCAAGCGCATCATCCATATCTTTAAGCATCTTACCACGTTGGCTAACAAGTAAATTTAATTCTAAATCAGCATTAAAAGGATTTAATCTTTTCTCGCCTGCTAGTTGTTGGGCTTTGGTCATACTTTTTGCAATACTTTGGTTTACATCAGATTGTATTTCATTAATCATAAATACTTTTTTGCCATCAGGTGTGAACCTTGTATCGTATCTTATGTGATAAATATTATTTACATCACCAATCTCATCTCCAAAGTGTCCACCTTTACTTCTTAATGATGCGTTGGTCGGGATATCTTCTGGTAAAGTAAATATAGTTTCTCGGTAATCTTTACCACCTTGTAATGTGTAATTAGTTTCGTTTCCGTATCTTGTCTTTGTAGCCTGCATTGGTCCAACTTTATTGTTTATTTCACCAATGACTTTGTTTAATGCTTTCTTTTCATTAATATCTAAATCTGGAGTAACTCTTTTTAAAGTATCGTTTAAATCTCTTAACGCTGATCTACTTAACACACCTTCATCAGCCTTAAGAAAATATTGTATATCGTCCAGTCTGTCTTTTATTTCACCAGAACCAACATCTTTGTATTTAACTTGTAAATCTCTTACCGTATTCCTTGCGTTCTTTGCTGCTACATCAAAGGCTTCCTGTGCACCTTTGTTAACACCAAGTTCAATTGGTTTTAATCTATTTATAGGATTTAATTTTAACATTGCACCTACTTCATTAGCATCAAGCTTTAAACCAAATTTCTTTGCTGCATATAACAGGCCACCTGTTAAATCTCCTGCCTCATTGAATACTGCTAAATTGGAATCAAATAATTCTTCTTTGGATACACTAACTTCTTTACCGGCAAAGGGACCTGAATCGTATTTAAATCTTTTTTGTTCACGGACAGTTTTTTGCGCAGGCTTACCAAATATTTTAAAATTTACTTTTCTAGTTGATGTTAAATGATCTAGCCACTCATCTGCAGTGTACTTAGATCTACCCATTCTCATAGCCCAGTCATATGTTGATGAACCGAAAGCAGGTGCCATGTCATCACCCATCTGCAGGGGTTTTGTTTTTTTAAGTACTACCGGTGGATTTTTTAATTCTTGCTCAACTAATTCTTTAGCCTGTGATTGTGAAGGCTTAGGTTCGTAAGTTATTTGTCTTTGTTGTTGTCCGGTAGTCGGTGTTGCTGAAGGCTTCTTCGCCTTGAGTAATTCCTTCCCCGCTTTAAGTATTGCCTTCAGGGACATTGTCCCTCCTATGTAATTTTAGTAGGTCTTGTTCTGCCTAGTTTACAACCTCTTGCTTTGATCATGGTGCCTGATTTGTAACCCATAGGTTTTTGCATCATGCCACCGCCCATCATCTTAGGTGTTTTTGGATTTGGGTTTCTAGAACTGTGATCTTTTTTTATAGGTCTGTTTTTAGAACCCATACCGACTGCAGATCTTGCAGTTTGAATATCTCTATCAGTCAGTCTATCTTTGTCTTTCATTTTTTTTGCAAGCTTGTACGCTGCAGATCCTGCAGCTGTTACCGGTGAAGCTACAGAAGCTACAGTTCTTGTAACTCTTTTAGCAAAATCTAAAGCTGATTTTCTTGAACTTCTTTTTTGCATCGTATCTCTTAAATTTTTTCTATCTTTATCAGTCAATCTAGATTTTCCTAACGGTATACGTTTGAATGGACCTGCATCTCTTAATCTTCCTATAATTGAAGAATCAACACCACCCCCTCTTGTTGAAATTGATCTACCTTCTTTATAACCCATAGGTTTTTGCATCATGCCACCACCCATATATTTATCGCTTGTGATAACTTTACTCATCTTTACTTTTTTTAGTTTCTCAAAATCTTTTTTTGTCAAGTTATTCGCATTAAACATTTTGCCTTTAACTTTAGTCTGTTTCATGAGATCTCTAATTTTACCTGGGGTACCCGCATCAAAACCACCACCTTTAGAATAACCCATAGGTCTTTGCATCATGCCACCACCCATTTTTTTATTAGGTTTAATTGGTTTTGGTTTTAACGGTTTACCACCTTGACCAGTCGGTTTAGGTCTTAAAACTGCTGGACCTTGTGGTTTAATCTCAGCACCAAGTTTTGCTTTCATCACACCACCTGCTTTTTTACCAGAAAATCTTTTAAGCATTGCAAGTGGAGATAAAAATTCTAAACCTTTAGCACCTTTGTCTTTTGCTTTTTTCATAAACATTAAACCAAGATTTGCTTTTTGTACTTTACCTGGTTTAACTTTTTCATCTTGAAGACCCATGCCTCTGCCTTTTGCTTTTTCTGCTCTAAGAACTTTGAAATCTTTTTCATTAATAACATTTGGTGGTGGAGCTTTGGCTGCAATTTTTGCTTGGCCACCGGTAAGCATTTTTTTAGTAGATGCTGGTTTCATTGTTTCTAAATCTAAATCAATTTTTTTTACTCTTGAAGCTGCTCTGTCTGTATTAGTTCTAGTACCACTTTTGTCAGTATATGTTCCTGATTTTATAAATTTTAAAAAATTTCTTTTTTTCTCAGACATAATTACTCCTAATAATATTTATATTCTTTTTCTAATTTCATTGGAGGATCATCCCAATCATCAGAATATGTTGAAACAAATCCACCTTGTCGATATCTTAACACAGCTTGGGTCATAGAATCAACATAGTCATCGTATTGTCCATTAGGAAACGCTGCACACTCCTCAATTACTTCCTGTGCCCAGTGTTCGTCTAAAGGTGCCCACACCATACCAGACTCAAACACAGGTGC